GTGGTGTCCCGAAGAGGATTCGAACCTCCGACACCCGCTTTAGGAGTACAACAGAGATTATTGATATTTCAACATGTTGAAGAGGAAGTGCAACACTATAAATCACATCAATGCTGCAGCTTGATTTATTAGTTCGAAATCAACATGTGTATATATGTTGGCGGTCATGGCTATATCAGCATGTCCCATTAGATATTGAGCTGTTCGAATATCAACACCGCGCTTCTGCAAGTTGGTGCAGAATGTATGGCGCAAAGAGTATGCGGATATATCTGTTGCTAACGGATAAGGCGGTAAAAGCTCATTGCGATACACCTTGCATCCCATATCTATATTCATTAGTCTAGACAAGTGCGCCCAGGCTCTCCGCTTGTTATCTTTATTCAGGGCCTGGCCTTGCTGATTTTTGCAAAGCAATTCGAACGGAGATAATTTGCGCGGTAACAATTTAGCGAGGCCATCAACGATAGGCACATATCTATCTGCTGCCTTTGTTTTAGTTCCGCGAATATGTAAATATCGCTCACCATCTCGCATGACTATATCACGAAATTCAACTGCAGAGGCTTCGGAAGGGCGGCATCCCGCATAATACATCAATGCGAAATATACGGGCACATAATGTTGATTAAGTACATTCAAGAAGTGCTGCTCTTCTGATGTAGTTAATGAGCGCCTAGGATTGTAATAGCCAGAAGGCTTTACAAGATTTTCAGTAGGATCTATATTGATTAGCTTGTTGATTTTTGCGTACTTAAAAATAAAACGCAGCATCTGATATGTATCATTGATAGTTGCTTTTGATTTAGAACCTTTTAAATTCAAAACGCGCTGACACATGATAGGAGTTACATCCTTGATCAATAGAGCACCAATCTCATTGAGCACATATGATTTTAGTTTCTGCAAATACTTCTCGCGTGTTATTTCGCTCTGATTTACCTTGTATGTATCAACGCATTCAAGCGCCCACGATGCAACAGTGCGCCTTGCTGGATTCAGCACCTCATCGCGCTCAAGAGCCTGTTTCTTTAAAATGAGCTTTTCGATAACAGCGCGCTCTGTTTTTCCGCGCACAAAATAGCGCTTGCCGTTATATGTAAATGTTTTGGTAATCATTAAGGACCTCGATTAATAAAAAAAGAGGAGTCTATTAAGACACCTCTTTCCTTTGGCTATACAACCTTGTCATTTAGTATGGTGCGTGTAGCACTTTGTTTTATCACTATAGCACAATAATGGGAAAAAGAGTCAATAATTTATGGAAATTTCACGTTGTTTATTTATTCTTCGATTTCGTCGTCTTCTGTTATTTCAGATTTCTTTTCCACTGTCTGGCTTTCATTCTTTTTCACATTATTCTTTACCCAACATGTCTGAACTCCATCAATATGTTCTTTTAAAGTATCGGCAATACTTGACATACCCATTGGATCAAGTATAACATCAATACCTTCGCGACGAGCAACCTTTGCCGCTGGAACGAAATCACTATCTCCTGCAATTAAAATTATTTGGTCGACTTGTCTTCTGTATGCAAGAGATGCTATGTCAATTCCTAATTTCATATCCACACCTTTTTGTCTCCAGCTAGGAGAAAAATCCATCTCTGTTAAATCATCTAGTGTGATTTGGTTCTGTAATAAAGCTTTCATCCTGTTTGGCTTAATTGCGAAAGCCGCATCGGAATCAAGTAGATAACCTTTGCGAAGACACATTTTTCGCTGCTCCTTGAGGTAACTAAAGAATTCCAGTGTCCATTTATATGTATCTGTTTTCTCAAAATCTATATTTTTCTTTAAATAAGGATGATAGACAACCTTGGATAATGGATTACAGTCATAATAGAATATTCTATAAAGTTGTCTATCAGAACCAACGCAGTCCTTTGGATGAAGTTGTTTATTATCAGAATAAATATAAACATCATTTGTTCTAACCTTTTGTATATGCGACATACAATAGGCGTATAATTCGTTGGCTCTTGATTTAGGGTCTTTATGTCCCCAACGAGTTGCGGCTCTTTTTCTATAAAAACCACCATCAACAAATATAGCTGTTTTGTTCATTAATACCTCCTAAAATTAAAAGCTCTAGACCTCAGCCACACCCATATCCGCGGGTTGCCTACTATCTAGAGCAAAATAAACTTTATTATTAATGTACACGAAGTGTACCACTCCAGACACAAAAAGTCAATATATAAATATGTTTTTTTATTTACTTTTTCACCTTTTCAAGCTTCATCTTTTTCTCCACACCTAGTGCAGATGCTTTATAGGTAATATATTTGCCGTCGTAGGAGAATTCTTTTGTATCATCCTGGGATGCCATTAAGGCGCTTTCGTGCTTTTCTTTGTTAGCTGTTGAAGTCCATTTATAAACCTTTGTATATTTTTTTGGCTTTTCATATGTTCCAGACCAATATAGAGCTTTCGTATCATCGCTCATCCAATAGATCTCAATAGTATCCTCTGTAACGGTCGCCTGTTGCCATCCATCTTCGTCTCCGTTGACTTGCTTCCACTCGCCAGTTAGGTTATATGGCTTCTTTGGCTTGGATGCTTTCTGCTTGCTATTACAAGCTGTCATTCCAAATACAACGGTTAGCATTACTAATAGAGTGATTAATTTCTTCATAATGTTCTCATCCTTTCTTAATCACAGAGCAGGTCCCAACACTCTATAAACGACAATTTTAATAATAATAAATATATACTGCAATCACTCGGCAAATGCGCAGAGTGGTGTTGCCACAGATTGATGCCTAGCGCTCTCTAAATCTTCAAGCGGAATCATACAAGAAAAATCGCCATTGCTGATGTGCTCAAGCTCGTGATTATATGAATTATGGTGTTGCTCGCATGAATCATGAGCATTTAAGAAAATTGTATAAAACAACTCGCCAGATGTATCAATAAAATATGCTGTTGCCCCGTGAATTCTGTGAGGCATATCAATGATTTTGACTTGAACATTCTCCGTCATTCTTCGTCACCAAACTGGTCCTTCTTTAATTTTTCTAAAATATTTGCAACGCTCAAAATATCTTCTTTTGTTACATTGCGCGATGCGTCAAATAGCACCTTCAATTCTGGGCGCTCATACATCTCTTTAGCTGCTTCTGCTGCTTCTGGATCTAGATAGTAAATAGAGCCTATTTCTTTTCCTGTAATGTAATTCATATCAACATTAAAGTAATCACAAATAATATCCAACGTGTCTTGGTCGGGATATCGCTCGCCTCTTTCATACATACTAACAGCACTTTTTGAAAGCCCGATTGCATTAGCTAAATCTGCTTGCGAAAGCCCTTTTCTAATTCTTAACTCCTTTAATCTATCCTTGAATTTCATGTGTTTTCCCTCCCCGTTTGATTAATTAAACCACAAAATGTGTAGGTTCTCAATAAAATAAACACAAAAAGTGTTGACACATGTGCACAATTCGTGTACAGTAGAGAAAACGAAGGGAAATAATATCAAATAATCAACAACTTGTGTACAAGACATATAAGGAGGACAAAATATGGATGTTAAGAGTGTAGGGGAAAGGCTGAAAGAGCTGCGCGGAAATAGGTCGCAGGAAGAAATTGCAACTGCTTTAGATATTCCAACAAGAACATATGCATCATATGAGCAAGGAGTGCGAACACCGAAGGATTCAATGAAAATCAAAATTGCGAAGTATTATGATGAAAGTGTTGAGGCAATTTTTTTTAACTAAAAAGAACACGAAACGTGCACTTAACATATAGATGAAGAGGCTGAAAGATGGATAAGCAGACAATTACGAAAGATATAAAGAAAGAAATAGGCAATTGGCCTTGTCTATCAGATATAGCCAAATATCTTGGCAAGTCGCGAGATTATGCTAATAACCTCATGCAAGGCTGCGAATTTATCTTTGATGGAAAAAAGAAACAATACCTTGCTTCAGATGTAGCAGAGCAGCTTATGAACAAGAGGCGGTGTGTGTAATTGGGGAAATACGATATAGCAGAGTACGCATATCAGAGCTACAAGGCGAATAAGAAGATAACAATCAAGTGCTTATCGCAAGAGAGGCACATCACAAGAGAAGATGAATCACTTATCAGAGCTGCATATTGCATAGGATATCGCAATGCGATAGAGCAAGCCTGTGAGGCATTAGAAGAAAAGGAGTCTGAAAATGAAAGAATTTAAAGAAGCATTAAAATGCATGTGCTCTGATGAGCATGGCAAATTCCAAATCACAGAAGTAATTGCTGGAGTGGGAATCGCTCTTCTGATCCCTATGTTGTGGCTGTTTCTGTACATGTGCGGAGCGAGATAAGGAGAAATGACTATGGAAAACAAAATAATTATATTAAGCGAAGAGGAGCAGAATCCTTTTGCAAATGAGAGATTTAGTCGTAACGGTGGCGGATATCTGCAGCCACACTACAGATTTGAATACAACGGAATCGTCGGTGACGTGTACGACAACAACTGCGGTGAATATGGTACTGACTACACCGTAGCTTATAACGGAGAAGAAGCTGCTTTCTGTACAAAAGATGGCAGGGAAGAAGACTACTCCACATTTACAGACGAGGAGTTTGTTAAAGCATTCAATGAAGAGTTCCCTTGTTACACGATTGGGTTAGCTGATTAAGGAGGTAAACAGATGTTAATCAAAGCGTTCATTGTATGCATGACATTAGTCGGTATCATATTTGCACTGACAGAAGCACACCGATACATGGCGTACAAGGCGATATAGAACAAGAGATATCTAATAATGAAAGGTAAGGATAAATCATGGGGAAATATAGAAGTACAGCATTTAGAGGGTTTCTCGATAAAGAGGTTGCGCAGGAAATAGCAGATTTTATAGGAGCAGTAACTGAACAAGAAGCAATAGTGATCGTGTCTTGTCCGCACGGAAGATCCCACATACATATTTTGGCGGCGAATGAATTTGTAAGTGCCAAAGACAAGGCAGAGATTAATAAGTGGGTAAAAAAAGAGGGTGGAACTGTATATAGGTCAAGAAAATAAGAGGGCTGTTTAGCCCTCCAGAGATAAAACTAAGATTCTTGATTATAAGGAACTGTGCAAGGTGGGAATCTTTCGCACAACACAGCATCACCGTAATCAAATGCTGAAAAAGCACCCTCTGAACTTAATTGAAGAAGAATGGAGCGAAGTTCATCGAAACTGATTCCCAAAGAATCTGCACATTCAGAATCAAGTTCAAAATGGTGGTTATCATCAGTTAGATGATTAAGAACATATTTTCTTATCTTTGACTTCATAAAACACCTCGAATAACAAACAAAATAAGAATTTTAATTGATTATATCACAACGTATATAGAGAGGAGTACAACATGGAAGGATTTTGCAGAGATTGTGGGCAACTACATTTAGTTGCAGCAGAAACACAAGAGGAAGCGGATGAAATCGCAACAGCAAGATGTGATTGCGAGAATGAAGAGAAGTGGCACAGGCTCATGAATGCAAATGTTGAAATGCTGTGTGGTGAGAGATCGAGGGAAATGCAGTTGCAACCATTGTGAAATTCTGGCATCGAACTTGTGAAGAAAACATGCGAACTCATAAGAGCTAATGTGATCGATAAATCGAAAATCAATATCGCAAACAGCGAAATAACGATAACGAGAAAGAATGACAAAATCGACATCAAGCGAGTGAAGAAGCAAACAAATCAAATGATGATTTAAGAGAGGAGAGGCACGATGGAACAGCTACGAATTTTGCATTATGCGAAAGCGCATATTGAAACGCAAATCGAGGTAATTGAGGAGAAAGCCGAAGATGCGCGCGAAGATTATCAGACGGGAACAGCAAGCCTCTTGTATTCAACAATTGAAAATCTAAAGAGAGAACGCGAGGACCTCAACAAGATGATTGATGAATTAGAGTGGAAAGAGAACCACCGGGAGGAAACAAAATGATGATAGCAATGTTAATGCTGGTTATATCGCTGATACTTGGCATCGCAGCCATGTGGATGCACTACCGCCAGCGATACGAAATATCGAACATATTATTCTTGATGTTCGATATCGGAGTGATCGCAACAATCCTACTTCCTGTGGTGTGTGTGTAAATGAAGGGGAACTATTACGAGAACTGCGCCTATCCAAAGCCTAAAAGCACGAAAAAGAAAAAGAAGTCGAATGGCTGGAAAGATAAGGCGAACAGATTTTGTGCATACTGTGGAAAACCATATGCAGAGCGACACGAGGTATTTGGCGGCTCAAATCGTCAAATCAGTATAGATAATAAATTTCAAGTTGATGTGTGCAGAGCACACCATGAAGAGCTACATAGCAACGCAACAGAGTGGGCTCATGCTGAAAATGAAAGGCTAAAAAAACACTATCAACAGCAGTATGAAGCAAGGTTGATTGATGAAGGTTATACAAAAGAACAAGCGCGAAGAGCATGGATGTTGCTCATCGGTCGCAATTATTTATAAGGAGAAAACATATGAATTGGACAGCAGTTATTATTACAGCATTAATTTGCGTAACGGTCGTATTTTTGGCAGCAATTGGAAGCGATAAATAATGAAGGGAAAAGCTGAATGCGATGCATGTGGCTGGGAACACGGAACACCGGGCGAAAATCGAGCATTTAGATGGTGCAGACGAATCAGAGGCGATGTGTGCGATAAGTGTTGCAAAGCATGCGAGCATAATGATGATTGGCGTTGTACCTATGACAAAATGGGGCGATTAAAGATGAGGGAGCTTATTTTTAAAAACCGCATGGAAGAAATCAAGCTAGAGCGTTACAAGTCGCAATTAAAGTATATGAAATCGCCAATAATTGCGGAGCATATCAGAGGCATTATATCAATCATCGAATCACAGATTGAAGAGCGCGAAGCTTTGGAAGAAAAGATATGGAGTGGCGAAATCAATTATCTGGAGAAAGAAAATGAACGAGAATGAAGTTATATATGAAGCTGACGAATATGACAGAGCATCTGTAGAGTTTTTAGCAAGCGAATTCATGCTTGAAAACAGAAGACAGCCAACAATTGAAGAGTTGCATGTTCTGCAAACAGGCTTCACGGCTGGAATTAAATTCATGAACAAGCTAATCGAGGAGAGTTGCAATGAATGATATCAAATGGAAGGTATTGCGCGAAGATTTTTTAGAAAATCTCGGTATAAAAGTAACACTATATGCGCCAACGAGTTGCGCAAGCACGATTCGCATCGAATCGGAGAAGAGTGCAATCAGAACTATCGGTGGTAGTCGCTATGAAACAAAGGGCATTTATATTTTAAAAGATGGAAAGAGAACAAAGCATAAGTATTCAAGTTTCGCAGAGGCAAAAGCTGCAGCGGAAAGGATGATTAGATGATAACGAGCAAAGAATATATCGAAGCAAGGAATGAAGAGATGGCAAGATTCATGCTTGCTCATTATGGGCTAAAAGCACAGAAGATGAAGATGATTGAAGAATTATCAGAGCTGATCCAAGCGCTTGCAAAAGACGATATCAACGCAATCAAAGAAGAAGTTGCAGATGTTGAAGTTATGCTGATGCAAATAAAATCTGGCATGCACATCGAAACTGCGGAAATAATGAATTACAAGCTCAACAGGCAGAAAGCGAGAATCGAAAATGCCAAGAGATAATGACAGTGTGAAGACACCAGCACATTATGATTTAAATCTAAACGGAGTTGAGAGCATAGATGTAGTTAGGGCGGTGCTAGGCGATGAAGGTTTTCAGAAGCACTGTCGAGGCTGTGCACTCAAATATCTAATGCGAGCCGACAAGAAGAACGGATTAGAAGATTTAAAGAAAGCGCAGCAGTATCTCAAGTGGGAAATCGAACTGCGGGAACATGCGGAGAATAAGAGCGCCCATGAAGAAAAATGGGAACAGAAGAATGCAATCAACATAGATGGAGTTGCGCTCCATCGTTAAAAAGCTATAAAGGCGGTAGCAATTATTTACCTCTATAAATAAGCAAATCAAACTTGTATCGGTCATGAAGAAACTCCAATAAGCTGCCGCCTTTATATATACGAAAGGGAAAAAATATATATGAAATTTATTGACTTCTTCGCTGGAGTGGGGGGGTTCACAAGAGGGCTAGAGCTTGCGGGACATGAATGCATAGGGCACTGCGAATTCGATAAATTCGCAGAAGCTAGCTACAGATCTATGCACACCATAACGGAAGAGCAACGAGCTCGCCTTGGCAAACTAGATAAAAAGAAAAGACAGAAGGAGATTTTGAAAAGTGAATACCTCAACGGAGAATGGTATGCAAATGATGTTCGAGCAGTGCGAGCTGCCGACATACCCATTGCAGATTGCTGGACCTTCGGAGCACCTTGTCAAGATTTCAGCATCGCTGGAAGAAGAGCAGGGCTTGACGGAGAGCGAAGCAGTCTTGTGCGAGAAATTTTTAGAATTTTGGAAAAAACAGAAGAAGAATATAAGCCCGAATGGCTTATATATGAAAATGTTAAAGGAATGTTGTCTGCTAACAGAGGACTCGACTTCTTGTCAATCCTCGCTGAAATGGACCGACTCGGGTACGATGCAGAATGGCAAATTGTCAATTCAAGATGGTATGTTCCGCAAAATCGGGAGCGCGTATACGTTATCGGACATAATCGAAGAAGACGCAAATCCACGATATTTCCTATCACGGGAAATGGCGGAGAAAATAGTACAAAGCAATTAATTGGCGGTGCACAAGCACATCGAGTGTATGACAGCAACGGAATCGCTTTCACACAGAACGCGCAAGCTGGCGGAGTTGGCGCGAAAACAGGACTATACGCATTCGGCATTGATAAATCATCTAATAAGCCACAAGAGCTACAAGTTGCGAACTGCCTTATGACAAAAGATTGCGGAGTATCAAAGAGAAGAAGTGAAGATACAGCAATCGCGATACCAGTGCTAACACCAGCTAGAGCAGAGAAGCGCCAGAACGGAAGAAGATACAAAGAAGCTGGGGAAGAAATGTTTACATTAACCGCTCAAGACCAACACGGAGTAGCTATTGATATAAAAGCATTATCAAGCAAAACAAGAGGACAGCCGTTCCGATATGGTTATGCAGCTACGTTAGACCATAATTGCGCACAAGCCGTTATAGCACCAAAAGCGGTGTGGAGCGAAAAGTATAATTGCTATCTAGCAATTAGAAAGCTGACACCTAAAGAGTGTTTTAGGTTGCAAGGCTGGACTGATGATTATTTTGAAAGAGCAGAATTCGTAAATAGTAACAGTCAATTATACAAGCAAGCTGGAAACGGAGTCACAGTGAATGTTGTTAAGGCGATAGGAGAAAAATTATGAAAACATTATTTACGGATATGGAGACACAGAATGAGTGATAAAAGAATAATAGCGATTGAGGTGACTTGTTGTGCGGACTGCCCGTTTTACAGCAAATCAATGCCCATATCACCGTTAATATCTCGAAAGGGTGTTTGCAAGAAAACAGGGAACTCTAATATTGAAAGCGCATCGTCGCATTTTATATGGGGCTGCCCTTATAAGCCAACGGAGGAGCTCGCAAATGATAATTAAACTAATAGGCGTGATATACGGAAGGCACAGCACGATATACAGAAGAATGATAGATGAGAAGGAGAGTAAGAAAAGAGGTTAAACATGTTGATAACACCAATGATAACACTGCTAATTATAGTAGTAGGTGCCGCAACACACGACTATTTTCAACGAAACGAAGAAGAAAAGAAAGCAAAAGTTGTGTTTGCTGCAATAGTAGTGGGAGTGGCTTATATAGGTGTGCTCCCAGTATTTATTGAAATGTTTGGGCACATAAAAGAACAGATATTAACCATGACGGCGCTTTTATCAACAGCATCTTTGATGTTTATTGCGGACCTCTAAAGGAGAAAAGAAATGAATTCAGTAATACTGATTGGCAGATTAACAAGAGATCCAGAACTTGTGTATACACCAGGCAATCAAACTGCAGTAACACATTTTAGCATTGCGGTTGATAGACCAACAGCGCAAGGGAAGGAGAGGCAAGCTGACTTTATTCGAATAACAACATTCGGGAAGCAAGCAGAGAACTGTGATAGATACTTACATAAGGGAAAGCAAGTAGCGGTGAATGGTCGAATTCAGACAGGAAGCTACAAGAACAAAGAGGGGCAAACAGTATATACAACAGATGTAATTGCTAACAATGTTGAGTTCCTGGGCAGCAGCCAGCAAGGAACTCCAAGGCAGCCAGACGAAGCATATAGCGATAGTGCACCGAATTATCAAGATGAGATGCCTGATGCATTTGAAGCGACTGAAGAGGATATACCATTTTAAGGAGGTAAAAGAGAATGACAATTGAAGAGGCTATAAAGCGTGAAGAGGAAATTGCAGCAACTAACTGTGATGAATGCAGAGAAGAGCATGAGCAGTTGGCAACATGGTTGAAGGAGTTGAAAAAACTGAAGACGGAATCAATTGTGATTTCAAAATACAGCACAGCATGGGATGCTGCACAGCTAATCATTAATACGAAATGTGGCTATAAACCAGCATATTCAAAGAGAGAAACAATAATGAAAATCTTTGATAAAGAAGAAATCTGGGCACTTGGAAGACATCTGTTAGCATATGCGGAAATTGAAGAAGAGTTAAAAATGAACGAAAGAAACATGATATGAATCTGCGGTTACAATTTAATACCGATAATAAAGAGCACACAAAACAAATAAACCGTAGAGCATATAGATTCGCAGATGGCAAAATGCCATCTGCAATTTAAACAAAAATATACATTATATATAGAAGAAAAAGAGAGGCGGTGAGAAACCGCCTTGAAGGTTCATCAGAGTATTAACAGTAGGGCTATTAAGAGGAATAAAAAATGCTAGAAAGAGTTATCAGAGAAACATGCATCGCTGGAGCAGTAATTGATAGATGTATCAAAGCTAGCTTTCCGCACAAGGGAAAAAGAAAAAGAAAAGAGAAAGCGACATCTGATGCGGTGAAAAAGAATAATGATATGCTGGCAACTAAAATGCTCACAAGATTGTTGAACCTAAATTTTTATCCGGGAGACTATCACACCACATTAACTTATGCAGAAATTGTTACAGTTGAAGAGGCTAATCGACAACTTGACAATTGGATTAAGCGAATGAGGAGGGAATATAAAAAACTAGACAAAGAATTTTATTATATCGCAGCAACAGAATGTGAAAATCACAGAGTGCACCACCATATTGTGATGAACTATATCGATAGCAGAATAATTGATAGGCAGTGGAAGTGCGGTCACATCTGGCTATCAACATTGGATAAGTCACGCAACTACAGGAAGCTTGCGGAGTATTTAATAAAAGAAACGCAGAAAACATTTAGAGATCCTAGCAATTCGACAAAGAGGAGATGGAAACCAAGTCGCAATCTGAAAAGACCTGTAGTCAAGAGAGAATGGGTATCAATATCACAGCTCTTTCAGAGCTTTGACGAGCTGAAACCGATTAAAGGCTATGAGATTGACAAAGAATCTGTGCGCAAATATACCAATCCAGTAACAGGGCTTGAGCACATCGAATATCAAATGATATCAACGGAAGCTGTTCCAAGATTGAAAGTATGGCGCAATGGAAGAAAGTTGAAGCGGAACGAAACATATATTCGTATGCAAGATATAAGGCAGCTTGATATGGAGCTAGAAGATAATGCGGCAATCTGGGATGTGCTGTAGGCACTTTGAGTGCGGAAAGGAAGGAAGCATGATAGCTAGAGAATTTCTTGAGGGCTACAAAAGAATCATTACGAGAATAAGACAGCTTGAAAGGCAGATTCAAGACATCGAAGAAACACTAGGTGTGAAAGCAGTTAGCTATGATTCACAGCCACATGGCTCTGGAATAAGCAAGGTCACAGAGAGCACCGTAGTAAAACTGGCAGCAATTCGAGATCAGAAAGAATTATTGATTGCAAAGCTTTGGAAGCAGAGGTTAAGAATCGAGAATGAAATTTACAAAATGAGCGATGCAACATATGCAGAAATTCTGCGCAGAAGATACATTGAAGGTGAGAGGTGGGATGATATCGCAAAAGCCATAAATGCAGCAAAAAGATGGACTTTGACACTACACGGAAGAGCACTGAAAGAGCTTGACAAGCAATTAAAAGAACAGGGCAAAGAAAGCTAACCATACTAACTCCTTAAAATAGCGATTGCGAAAAAAATCAAAATAAATCACTAAAAATCATTTAAATGCACATAGCCGACTTGATATAGTATAGGTGCAATAATAAGGATTCAGGGGAGAGCGAAGGTGTTGAAAATTCAGCATCATCGCTTTTTTCTTGCGTTAATACAAATATAAAATACTGCTGAAGAGGCTAGAATGAAAATAGAAAAAATCGCTATCAAAGAAATAAAACCGAATGAGAATAATGCGAAGCTCCATCCACAGTGGCAGCTCGACCAGATAAAAGAAAGTATAGTTCAATTCGGCAACAACGATCCTATCGCCATTGACGAAAATAATGTTGTGATAGAAGGTCACGGAAGATTGATGGCGCTAGAGCAATTAGGTTATGAAGAGGCTGAAATTATAAGGCTCGAACACCTAACGGAAGAGCAGAAGAGCGCATACATTCTGGCGCACAACAAGCTAACCATGAACACTGATTTTGATTTAACCATACTAGAAGAAGAGCTAGAGAAAATAGAATCAATCGACATGGAGAGCTTCGGCTTTGATTTATCAGACGAATACGAAAATTTCATTGATAAATTCCAAGAAAAGAAAACAACAGATGATTGCTACACACCGCAAAATGTTTATGATGCAGTCAAAGAATACGTTGTGAAGAAATACAATCTAGGGGGAAGAGAAATAATAAGACCGTTCTATCCAGGCGGAGACTATCAGAATTATAAATATCCAGAAAATTGTATTGTGATAGACAATCCGCCATTTTCAATAATTACAAGCATATGTGATTGGTATAACGAAAACGGAATAGATTTCTTTTTGTTTGCACCATACCTCACGAATTTTCAATCAAGAGCTAATCACATTATCACAGAAGTGAACGTGACATATCAGAATGGTGCAACTGTGGCAACTTCATTTTTGACGAACTTGGGAAAAGCATTAATTGAAACAGAGCCAGAGCTCCAAAAGTTAATTGAAAAAGAAAACGAAAAGAACACAGAGAAAGAAAAAAGAAAATTAGAAAAATACAAATATCCGAAAGAGGTTTTAACAGTCACAAGATTAGGATATTTAGCAAAGTATGGAGTGAAATTAGAATTAAGAAAAGATGAGTGCATATCTATTAAAAAACTAGATGCACAAACTGATGAAGGAAAAACAATTTTTGGCGGCGGCTTTTTGACTTCAAAAGAAGGCGCAGAAAGATACACACAAGCAGAGGCACAAGCAGAGGCACAAGCAGGAAATGTGATTGAATGGAAGCTATCAGAAAGAGAACAAGAAATTGTGGATAACTTGGGAGTGAAGTAATGTGGCGAATGGCAAATATAAAGAATGGCTAAAGAAAGATAAGCTGAAGCTTCTTGAGCATATGGCTCGCAATGGCGCACGTGATATTGATATAGCCAAGAAGATTGGAATAAGTAAGGTCACATTGTACGAATGGAAGAAGAGATTTCCAGAGTTCTCCGAAGCTCTCAAGAAGGGCAAAGATGAATATGATGATGAAGTTGAAGAGGCTCTCTATAATCTCACTAAAGGTTATTATGTTGAAGAAGAAACCGTGAAGATAGAAGAGGATGAAGAGGGCAACAGAACGATCGTTCGCAAGAAAACAAAACGATATATCACTCCGAGTGTAACAGCTATAATTTACTGGCTACAGAACAGGAGAGGCGATAGATGGAAGACGAAAGCAACAGAGTTCCAGAATAATCAAACGCAGATTAATAAAGAACGTTTGAAGCTCGAAAAAGAAAAGCAAGAGGACAAGTGGTAATAGTAGGAGAAGGACATGCCAGCACATTGCAAGGAGATTGATGCATTCTATCACTCGAAAGCATGGAGAGATTTATCATACTTGTTAAGATTAAAGAGCGGTAAGTGCCAACGGTGTGGGCGCATTGCTGATGTAAAACAGCTACATGCACACCATAAGGTGCTACTAACACCGTCAAATGTTAACGACATAAGCATATCGCTGAATCCAGATAACATAGAGATTCTATGCAGCAGTTGCCATGATGAAGAGCATAATCGCTTCGGCTACGCAGAGCATCACATATATATAATCTATGGTGCGCCATGTAGCGGCAAGACAACATACGCACTAGAGCGAATGGGTAACAATGATATTATTGTTGACCTTGATATGATATACGAGATGCTCACAGGGCAAGACGGACACGAGCACAGCGATGGGCTGCGCTTTATTGCGTTTAAGATACGCGATACTTTGTATGACATTATCAAGACACGATACGGAAGATTTAACGATGCATACATCGTGGCTGGCTTGCCGCACAGAGGCGAGCGCGAAGCTCTGGCACGTAGGCTAGGAGCAGAGCTGGTGTATATAGACACCAGCGAGGGTGAATGCATCAAGAGAGCAGAGGGAAGACCAACACATACTACGCAAATAATAAAAAATTATTTTGCGAATTTTGAAGAGTGACCCCCCATCATTGATGATTGAGAGAGGTCCTATAGAACCGAGCCCCCTCACCAAAAACATCCGCATCGAAATTTTGACTTTTTGATTTTGAAATTTTGAGAAAGTGAAAAAACCAATGACAGAAAAAGAGATCAAGGAAGAAGAGCAGAGAATTGCCAATCTGAATGAATACTATCTTGAATTATTTTGCCCACCAGACGAAGACAACGAAGGGCGCAAAGAATTCGACAAGATGAAGGGTTTGATTTTAAACCTTGCAAGATGTGAAGCTGGCCTTGAACAACTACATGAGGCATTGCAAGAGAGTGGCGGCATAGTGCTGCGACACCCTCGCAATCCTCAACTTCTGAAAGCTAATCCGCTCAATGCTGAAATCGTAAAGCAGAGAGCACAGATGGTGAACATCATGCAGATGCTTGAGCGCCATCTAGGCAGCAATGCTGATTATGAAGAGGACGAATTGAATGAATTTATGTAAAAAGAGTGGCACACACTCTTTTTTAATTGAATACGCAAACAAAATACAGAGTGGCGAAATCCCTGCGTGTTGGTGGATAAAGCTGCAATACAAGTTGCTTCTTGAAGACATCGAAAAGCCAGATGAAATCTTTGATGTTGAAGAGGCTCACAAGCGAATTAGATTCATCGAGGCAAAGTGCAAGCACACAAAATCACCGTTTGCCGGGAAACCTGTATATTTAGAGCTCTGGGAGAAAGCAATTGTAGAAGCTGCGTATGGGTTTTATGTACTAGATGAAAATGGCGAGCGCATACGCAAATATACATATGTGCTGCTTTTTATCCCGAGGAAAAATGGTAAATCAACATTAGCCGCAGCTCTAGGAAATGCGGAATTTTTTTGCGGCAATTGGGGAACTGTGATATTCTGCGCCAGCAACGATTACGAGCAAGCTGATATCGTATTCACCGAAATTGATTCGATGCGTGATTTATCGGCATCACTTGAAAGAGTGACAAGACGAAATAACACAGGCATCTATTTTGGCAACAGGAAACAGAGACGAAAAACAGGAAAATTCAGCAAACAAAATAAAGCTGAAATCAAGAAGATATCCGCGCGAAAAAAAGGCAAGGAAGGGCGCAACATTGATCTAGCGATTGTTGATGAATCACACGAAATGGAAGATGAAACACTTATCGAACCGCTAGTGCAATCAATGAGCACCAAGGATGAATGCTTGATGATTGAAATAACCACGGAAGGCACGGTTGATGATGGGCATCTTGACAAGAAGATTCAAGAGGCAAAAGCTGTGCTACAAGGTGAGCGAGAACGAGGGCAATCGCTGTATTTCTTATACACTATGGATAATGAAGAGGAAGTCTGGACAAATCCTGGAAGTTGGATTAAGGCTAATCCAAACCTCGGTGTGTCGAAAAAGATGCGCTATTTAACAAGAGAAGTTGAAGAGGCTAGAGGCAGCTCAACAAAGAGAAGCTGGACACTGTGCAAGGATTTCAATATCAAGCAATCAAATGCAAATGCTTGGCTTGATCCAGAAGTTATCAGAAATGAAAGAACATTCAGCATGGAAGATGTGCGAGGGCGCATGTACCTGGGCGGAGTTGATTTAGCTGTTACAACGGACCTTATGTGTCTAACAATGCTATTTCAGCCAGAGTCGGAATTCTTGGCACATCAGCATTTCTGGATGCCGAAAAGTAAGCTCGAATATCGTAATGATGAAAAAGCTGGCGCTAACTATGAACAATGGGCGCGCGATGGCTGGATAACCATTGTTGATGATGTTGATATCGATACAGCAATTGTTGCTGATTATGAATATCAAATGTATAAGGAGTTCGGAGTGCTGCCATTTAAGGGCGGTTACGATAATAGGTTTGCGAAATCGTATATCAAGCGACACAAAGAATTATTCGGTGATGGCATACTTGAGAATGTACCTCAAGATGCAAAAGGACTCTCGAATCCAATGAACAACACCGAAGAGAATTTGAGGCAAAAGAAAATCAACTACCAAAATAATCCAGTCACATATTGGTGCTTCAAGAATTGCAGTTATAAACAAGATAATATAGGGCGAATAATGCCGAAACGAATTAAGCGCGAAATGAAAATAGACGGAGCAGCATCTTATTTAGATGCTGTTTTCGTTTATCAGAGTTACAGAAATGAATATTCAATGATTTAGGAGTGAAGATGAAATTAAAAGATTGGCTAGCCGACAAGCTCGGCATATCACAAATAAACGGAAGTAGCTCTAGTTATCCGCTTGGCAATCCAACGATTCTACAAGGGCTAGGCGGTAATGATATCTATCTATCTGATTTTGTAAACAACTGTATAGATAGAACTGCTAGCGAGATTTCAAAAATCAAAATCAAATCCGTTGTTGTTGGAGAAGGAACAGCGGTTGCTAATGATGATATCACAAGGCTTTTTAGATACAAGCCGAACGAGTATCAGACAACAAGTGACTTTTTGGCAGCGATTGAATGGACCAGAAGAAAGCACATGAATTGCTGGATATATCCGAAATACGAATGGCGAAGAACTGCTAGCGGAAATTTAATCAAGTGGTACAAAGCATTTTATGTGTTATCACCTAAAACTGTTGATGTTGGTATTGGTGATGATTACATCGAAATCAAAATGACCTTCGCAGATGGCTCTACATTTACTCTCCCGGAGAGTGAGCTAATCAACATCAAGTGGCGAAGAGGAACTAACATGGTGCTGGGCGGTAATGATTACGGAAGGCCAGATGATGCGAATGTAATGCACAGTGTAGATGCGTTGCACAAGACTATTGAAGGGCTGCCGAAATCAATCGAGGCTAGTTTACAAATTAAGGGTGTATATGCAGCGAAGTCAATTCTTGATGGTGAAAAGCTCAATTCAACGCGTGATAGTTTTGAATCACATATCATGAAGAGCAAGACAGGCATTATCGCAACAGATCTTGTTGGCGATTTTACACCAATAAAGATTGATTTCGCACAGGTTGACAGCGGCACACTTAAATTTTTAAAAGAAAATGTGTGCGAGCGATACGGAGTATCATTAGCGATTCTATCTGGCGATTACGATTCAGAAGATTATACAAGCTTTTATCAGAGCTGTATCGAGCCGTTTATTAAGCAGTTTGAAGAGGCATTCACCGCACACTGCTTTACTGAACGCGAAAAAGATGTGGGACATCAAGTGCGATGCTATTTTCTTATGCTGCAGAGGCTAACACCACAAGACAGCATCAGCCTTGCGACACTCGCAACAAACACAGGGCTAATGTATCTTGACGAAATCAGAACAGAGCTATTCGGTCTTGAACCATTGCCAGATGGTGAAGGTCACACAAGAATGCAATCGCTTAATTTTGTTAATACAGATAATGCAGCAGATTATCAAGTTGGGAAAGGAACTAAAGAATAATGAGCAAGCCGAAATTTGAAAGAAGGATGATGGAGATTAGAGCGGCCGCTGAAGAGGGAATGAAGATTGAGGGACGCGCCATCGTATTTAATTCACCACAGACATATCAGTTTGGAGATGAAGAGTATACAGAAATAATTGCACCAGGCGCACTAGACAACACGGATATGCGTGATGTGCCGCTTCGATACAATCACCATGATGAATTCCTTATCATGGCAAGAACGAGAAACAAGAGCCTTGAGCTCATCAAGAGCCTTGAGGGGCTAGATATCGTTTCAGAGTTAATTGATACATCATCTAACAGAGATGTATATACATCGATTAAGAGTGGGCTGCTAGACAAAATGAGCTTCGCTTTTACAACTCGCAAAGGAACAGACAAATGGGAGTATGTTGAAGAGGGCGACAAGCTCAAAATAACCAGAACTATCACGGACATTGACAAGCTCTATGATGTGAGTGTTGTTGATGTGCCATTTTATGATAGCACCTCAATTTATGCGAGGAGCTTTGAATTGCTGGATAGCGAGAAGAAGAGCCGCATGGATGATGCGAATGATTTTGAATTGAGGAAAAAGAAGTTAGAACTTGAAGCAATGTATAAGATGATTTAAGGAGACAGACAATGAAGACATTAAAAGAACTACTAGAGATGAGAGCCGCAAAGATTGCAGAAATTGCAGAGGCTAAAAGCGAAGATGCACTGAATGAAATCAAGCTAGAGCTCAAGAAGCTTGATGCACAGATTGAAGAGGCTAGAAAGCTAGAAGAGAAGACACCAGAGGAGAAGGCAGCAGAAGAGAGATCCACTGCACAGCCAGAAATCGTGAAGACAAATCACGATGCAGAGAAGGTGGAGCAGAAGGGCATTGACCTTGATAATCTAGCTGCTGAAATCAGAAGTGGAAAGCCAACTGTAATTTCAGCAGAAGCACAGAGAGAAATACAGAAGAGAGCAATTGCATCTTCTTCCACGCAGAAGCCGACAGCATACAAGGGCACACTAGAGGAAGCACCGAACCAGGTCGCACAGGCAATTGACCTTGTTGCACACGTTCCAATGAAGGGTGCTGCTAGATACGAAGTTGCATTCGAAGTTGATGTTGCTGATGCAGATTACACTGCAGAGGCTGGAGCATACACAACAGCAGAAGGCACATTTAACACCAACGATACTGTTGCAACAAAACTAACAGCGAAGGTTGTTGTTAATGAAGAGGTGAAGGAGCTCAACACAATTGATTATCTCGATGCAATCATTAAGAACGTGCAGAAGTCACTGCGCAAAAAGGCATCAAAGGAGATTGTTATTGGCGATGGAACAACTAACCATCTTCGCGGAATTGCAAATGCACCAGCTAAGGTTATGCCAGCTGATTACAAGCTAGATGTTAGGGCATTCGATAAGAATACACTCCGCAACATCATCATGGCATATGGCGGTGATGAGGATGTAACATCTCCACTCACACTCTTCCTCAACAAGAACACACTTAATGAGTTCCTTGCTGTTGAGTTAAAGAGCGGAGATCCAGCATACAATGTTAAGTTCGAAGGAACAGGCGGAACAATCTCCGAGGCGAAGGGCGGACTAGAAGTGCCATTCTCAATCAATAGCGGTTTCAAAGCATTCTCTGCAGAGGTAGCGGGCAAGACATTCGCTGTATACGGAGATCCACAAAAGTACGAGCTCGCAGAGTTCTCGGATATGGTAGTTGTAGAGAATGATGCAATCTACCAGGATAAGGGGCAGATTGCATTTTTCGGACATCAGCATCTAGGCGGAGTCGTTGCTGGTTACAAAGCGTTCTTGCCAATTAAGAAGCTCGCATAGTTCGAGAGGTGGAGCAGATGAATGCGAAATTAACAAGCAAAATCAAAATGCGTGTGGGCATCGTCTATTCCACACCAGAACAAGATGAGATGATTAACAGCATGATTGAGGCGGCTCAAGCCGCCTTGATTAATGCTGGATGGCGCAGAAATGATTTTGAAGAGGATGCGCAAAAAGGCATCAAGAATGAACAGGCGATTGAGGCGATTGCCAAAATCGTAAAAAGAAATCTGAATACAGAAGCGGACCATTCTGCGATAGATCCTATGTTGATATTCGACATCGGACAGAATCGAGGTGTATGAGATGCGAATTGATACACCACTAGAATTCTACATCGTGGATCAAGATGAATATGTTGCTGGCGGCTACAATCAAACAAGATGGAAGATGGTCGCGGAAGACAACGGAGCAACAACATACTATGCGAATTGGAGCGGTACATATGGAGCTGTTCAAGCTGCCGCCATGACAGCGGGAATTACAGAGAGTGTGAATGTGCGCATGCCATTCGCACCAAATCTATATGAAGCACTAGCACACAGACGAGTTGTTGTTGCGAAGAATGGTGCTGATATTCTCAAGGATGGACAGCCAGACAGATTGAATCCGAACTGTTATGAATTGTATTCAGGAGTAAATGAAAAGCAAAATCGCATGATGAATTTCATGCTGAAGAGGTATGAGGGGAAATAGCTATGTTCGCAGTTAATGGCGATTTAATTCTGAAAAAGGCACTAGATGATGCAATATATCCGCAAGTGAAAACTTATGCGGGCAAGTTGCCAGATCTAGAATCTGCACCAAGAGAATTTTGCGTGTATTCTGTGAGCTCAATGCCATCACAGATATATCAAGATGATGGGCTAGTTGCTGGGCAAGACAAGATAATTTTGAGATATTATCATACGCGAAGCATGAACCTCAAAGAGGTTAGAGCTCGCGAGCGCGAAATATTGAACACATTGCTCAATGCAGAGTTCACTTGCCCAGGTGGCGCATTCGAACTAGGCGACATTGACGGAATAGGCTATGACACAACAGGCTATGAACTGTTGTATTTTTCGTGGGAGTTATAAATGAAATGCACAATGGCCAACTTCGACATTATTGTTGATGAAATCTTGAATGAAGCGGGCATGCAAGTTGCAAAACTAACAGACAAAGCTGTTGACGAAGCTGCAGACCTAGTTAAGGGAAGATTAGAAAATGCGTCACCAAGCGGAGCTGGTAGTGGCGGGCATCTTGCGAGCAAATGGAAAATCAAGAAGGGCACGCACAAAAGAATAATAACCAACACAAAGAAAGTTAAAGGAAAGGGCGGCACAACGGTGCCGCTTGTTAATATTCTTGAATATTCAACAAAGCATGGGCATCCTTTTGTTGATTCAACAATAGCTGGATGTGCTAATGATGTTCGAAGAATATTCGAAGAAAATATTGATTTAAAGTAAAGGAGAAAAGAAAATGCCAGAACCAACAAAGCCAGAGGCAAAATATCATCTTGGATTAAAAAATGTGCACTACTATCCAGCAACATGGGATGAGAAGTTGAACAAGCTAACGCTCGGAACGGGCAAGCCTTGGAGGGGAGCTGTTAGTTTAAGTGCAGATGTGTCGGGTGATTCAAACTCTACATATGCAGATGATGGAACGTGGGCTATTATCGAGGCGATCCAGAAAGAAGAACTCGAACTTGAAATGTTCCAGATTCCAGAGGATTTCCAGACAGCGCATCTGGGAGCAAAGCGCGACACAGATGGGAACATCGTCAATGGCGATTCCGACAAGGGCAGTTATTTCGCACTAGCGTTCGAATTCGACCAAGACACACAGGCAAGAAGATTCCTATATTTCTACTGCAAAGCTGCAATGCCAAGCACCAGCTCGGAAACGAAGAAGGAATCCAATGAGCCAAAGCCAATTAAGATTAAAATTAAGGCAGCAGGACTTCCAGGAATTGGAAGAAGAAAAGTATCATCTGTGCAGACAAAGCCAGAAGTATATGAAGCGTGGTACACCGCACCGAAAGTGCCAACATTTGCTTAAACAATTTAATAAAAAACTTTATTACCTCGCCAGCAAAAGCATGGCGAGGTTTTTCGCGATTTAGCACAGGAGAAGAATAATGGCTAAAAAAACAATTATTAAGAATGGAAAAGAATATCATTTCGCAGCAACAGGAGCAACACCGAGGAAGTTTAGAAATCACTTCAAGCGCGACATGCTAACGGAGTTGGCGAATATCTATAAAGATACAGATGAAGAAACGATGAAAGCGCTCCAGAATGGCGATGTAGATGTTGCCAATGTAGACATTGAGCAAGTTGATATGGGACTTATGGAAGACATGGCATACATTATGTGCATTGATGAAAAGCCAGCAACAGTTGATGAGTGGCTAGAGCAGTTTGAGTTAATGGATGGTATCGAGATTGTAACAGAGGCATTCGAACTGTGGGAAGACAGCGAGAAAACACTTGTTGAAGCTGAAGAGGCTGGAGGCAGCGAAAGCAACGAAAAAAAATAGAGAGCAGTCGCAAATTCACGACTGCTCTTTTTTATTTGAGGTGCACAGAGATAGGACTGAGCCAACAAGACATTGAGGAAATGGATATAGGGCTCGTTTATGACATTATGACAGAAAAAATAAACGATAACTATTACGAAGAAAACAAAGAGGAAAAACCTCCACAAGAATTCTTCGATAGATTCGCAGAAGGGTAAAATGACATGGCGAAAAAATCATTAGAAATTGAAATATCTGGAAAAAGCGTCAAGTTTATCCAAGCGGTAAAAAAGGCACAGGCGGCCACACGGAGCATGCATAGCGAGATGAGCTCCGTTGATAAGCTAATGAAGAATGATCCTCTGAATGCAACATTGATGAAGCAAAAAGGGCAGATTCTGAATGAACAGCTAATCGGCACGAAAAAACATCTTGCGGATTTACGAGCAAATCAAGAGAAGGTGAAAGCTGCATTCGAGCGAGGTGATATCGGAGCGGATGAATATCGCAAGTTTCAAAGAGAGATTATCGCAACAGAGCAGAAGATTGCACAACTTGAAAAAGCGCAAGCTCGGTACGTAGCTTCGCAAACAAGAATAGGGCAACTCGGAGCGAAGTATACACTGCTAGGGCAGAAGATTGAGGCTGTTGGGCAGAAGATGAAAGCGGTATCAATTGCAGCTGGAGTAGTTGCTGCAGCACTTGGCGGAGTTGCGTATAAGGCAGCAAGACAAGCTGACGATTTAAATACATTATCAAAGCAGTACGGAATCAGCACAAAAGATTTACAAATGTACAAATCAGCTGCAGAGCTCGTTGATGTTCCTGTTGAAACACTAGCGAAATCACATAGCAAGTTGAAGAAGAACATGTTAGCAGCTTCTCAATCTGCAAGCGGTTCGGCAGCAAAAGCATTTAACGCACTCGGGATAAGCGTCACAGATAGCTCTGGGCATC